TTTGATTTGCGCGCGAAGACCACAAGCTTCAGCAAGTAAGTACAAGACAGGTCTCTCTCCTTTTTATAGAGGAGACAGGAGGCAGGAGGCCCCAAGCCTCTGTTTAATCAAAAAAAAATTAGTGTACACTAGCATGTAGAAAAACATGTCCCAGGCGTCCTGCCAATTATTGGCAGGGCGCCACCTCTGTTCTAGCTCAGTACTGGCACTGAGCCGACACTTAATTCCATGGTTGGCCGCATGCCCGGTGCCTGCGGTTATTTCCTCAAGAACCAAGGAAGTCGCCACCACCCCTGTGACCAGTCACACAAAAGTGAGTTACTGACCAGTCAGGCAGAACTGAGTTTCTGACCAGCCACGAAAAAGTGAGCTTCTGTGTGACTTTCAAGCAAAAGTAAGTACATCTTAATTTCTTTTGTAGAATGGGTGGCGTGCTCTCAGCCTTGATTGAAGTTATTGTTCTGGCTACTGAAATTGCAGCAGAAACGGGCCTTACAGCAGAAGCCCTCCTCACAGGAGAAGCTCTATCAGCCCTTGAGGCAGAAGTCTTTTCATTGATGACTATAGATGGCATATCAGGCATAGAAGCACTAGCACAATTAGGCTGGTCAGCAGAACAGTTCTCTACTTTGTCATACATTGCTAATACCTTTAGTACTGCTGTGGGCTATGGAGTAATGTTCCAAACTGTCTCAGGAATTAGTAGCTTAATTTCTGTTGGTATGAGATTGGGCCTTGAGGTTTCCTCTGTTAATAGAGCAAAGACAGAGCAGGAACTTACTGCTCTGTTTGGTAATATAGCTAAAGTTATCCATGTCAACCTGAGTCATCACCTTGATCCCTTAAAATGGTGTGACAGCATAATGGCTAATTATCCAAAAGAATTAGAAAACATACCTTTAGACCTAAGGTCAAAATTAGGGCTCATAATTGAAAGAGCAAGATGGGTGATTCAGAAAACACCAACCACCCTTCCATCAGAAGAAAGTGGTGATATTGTACAGCTCTATGAAGCTCCTGGTGGGGCACTACAAAGAGTAACTCCTGACTGGTTGCTTCCTTTAATTTTAAGGTTGAATGGCTCCCAAGAAAAGACCCCGCTGTGTAACTCCATCCAAGGCTCCCAAACCTAAATGCCCTCCAGTGAAAAAATGCCCTGTCCCCACCCCAGTTCCCAAACTGATTATTAAAGGGGGGGTGGAGGTTCTCAATATTATTACAGGCCCCGATGCTACCACAGAAATTGAGCTATTTCTAAATCCCAGAATGGGCATTAACTCTGGCACAGGAACAGGAGGAAAATGGTATGGCTATAGTGAAGTAATTCACCACTCAAATGGCAGTAGTAGCAGTGACCAGTTGCTGAGTACCCAAATGCCCTCATACAGTTGTGCCAGAGTACAGCTTCCCATGCTAAATACTGACATGACATGTGAAACTCTGAGAATGTGGGAAGCTGTTTCTTGCAAAACAGAGGTTGTGGGAATTGGAACTCTGATCAACCTCCATCTTCTTGAAGCCAAGAACACAGCCAGCAATGGAGCAGCAAGACCAATTGAGGGCATTAACTACCATATGTTTGCTATTGGAGGAGAACCACTAGACCTTCAGGGCATGGAAGCAAATGGCACTACCTCCTATGCCTCAGCAGTTCCTGCAAAATCAAGGCACACTAATGATATTGCAAAGGTGCCACTTAATGATGTTGGTTTGCTGCAAGGCCTAGTTACTGCTGCAAAAGCAAAGCTGGATAAAGATGGCTTTTACCCTGTGGAAGAATGGTGCCCTGACCCCTCCAGAAATGAAAACACAAGGTATTTTGGCTCCTTCGTGGGCGGTCTGCAGACGCCTCCTGCTCTACAATTTACAAACAGTGTAAGCACTGTTTTGCTAGATGAAAATGGGATAGGCCCTCTTTGCAAAGGAGATGGTCTGTTTGTTTCATGTGCTGATATCTGTGGCATCATGACCAAACAGGATAATGAGGCTGTAAGATACAGAGGCCTACCTAGGTACTTCAAAATAACACTGAGACAAAGAGCTGTAAGAAACCCCTACCCAATTACATCCCTCCTGGGGTCTCTGTTCACAGGGCTAATGCCTAAAATTGATGGCCAGCCTATGACTGGAAAGTATAGTCAAATTGAGGAAGTAAGAGTCTATGAGGGTAAAGAAGGGCTTCCTGCAGACCCAGATCTAAAAAGATATGTAGATCAGTTTGGACAGGAAAAAACAGAAATCCCCACACCTGCAGCAGCACCTGCTGCTGTCCAGCTGCTAGGCCTCAGAGGATTCACATGGCCTCCCCCTGGAATTGACCTCTCCCAAGGAGGATATTACAAAGGACCTGTTATAAGAGAAGAAACTAGAAATGAAGCAGAGAGAATTAAAAAGCTTAGAGCTACCTTGACAACAGTGGAAGATTCAGAAGAAACCCAGGAAATGGAAGCCTCTCCGTCTGCCCGTCCTGAAGTGATTGTTGAGAGTAACCTGATTACCCAGGATTTTACTTCAAACCCCCCCCTCCAAACCAGTGGTACAACAACCAATCTCCAGGGCCTTTCATCCTCCTGATTTAATAGGCAAGACTTTAATTGGATAATTTTATGTTTATTATAGAATAAAACAAGTGCTATATATGGCTTAATCAGTACCAGTGTCTTCTGTGTCTTCAATTAACACTGAAAGAGGACTTTCACCAACCTCAATATTTTCTAACATTTGGCAATAGGCAGAATATGGTACAGTCTGTTCAATTATGTTTTTCCACAAAGCAATAGAAGGTTGCAGGGATACAGCAAATTTGTTAGAGGGAAAATACCAAAGTAGAAGTAAAAATAATGTCAGTCCTTTTTGTAGTACTCTTTTTCTCAGCAAAACAGGGGTTTTATCTAAAGCACTTTGTAAATTGGGTTTACAGGTAAAATGTAATTTCATGGCAAATCTTACAAACAAAGTCTGAGGCATAATATATTCATTCATGGTTACAATACTGGGGGGAAAGATTTGACTCCTTTTATTAACATGTTTTCTTTCTAAATTCACAGGAACAGCTCCATCCAGGTAGTCTCTCATATTATCTAAATTAGAAATTCCTTGGCCAGGCTGCAGTTTCTTATTTAACATTAATTGCCCCTTTACATCTTCAAATACCACAGTAAATCTGTCTAATGCACAGCCCAGTTCAAAGTTCAGTTTGTCCCCCGGACAGTTGACATTGAGTGCTTTTCCATCTAAAAGATCCATCAAAGCTGCAGCTAAAGTGGTTTTTCCACTGTTGACAGGGCCAATAAACAAAACATTCCTTTGTTTGGGAACATTTTCAGTCAACAGCTGCAAAATCTGAAACAGCACTTCTTCAAACCCTTGAAAGAGGCACGCATACCATGCCACTCCAGCCATAAAGTCACATATTTCTGTTGGCTCAAGGGCTTGCAGAAGCTTGAGTTGTTTTTCAAAGCATTGCACTAACAGTTCAACTCTTGTACTTTCTGAAATCAATAATCTTCTTTTGGCAAGCACAATATCACTAGCCTGGGAACATATTGATCTTTGATTTTTACATTGTTCAAACAGAACAGCATTCTCATGGTGCTCTTGGTGAAATTCATGAGCCTTAGATTTTATAGGATTACATTTTGGACAGGGATATGGTTTTGCAAAATCTAAATAGTGTGCTAATATAAGCAAAGGGTCATCAACATTGGCTGCAACTGCAAACTCAGCAACCTTGGTCCAGCAACAAGTTGCCTCCTTTGTGTCATCAAAGTCAAAGCTATAAAGGCCATTTTTATTAGCTTTTATCTCTTTAAAGGGATCTTTACACAAACATTTATACAGTTCTAAGGGCTTTAATACAGTTCTAACTATAAGAAAACTTACAGTACAAAATGTTTGGCAGTAATGCTTTATAGCTGTAACTCTATGTCTACTATTAGTCATAAAAAAAAGTAAGTGACCAGTAATATTTTCATGCACACTTTTAAATTCAACATGAAACTTATCAACTTTATCATATAAAAGCAAAGCTTTCTCTGGAGTAGTATATATTAAGAATGCATTCACTGTCTTATTAGAAAATAAAGCGTGAGAAACATAATCATACAAAGAAGAAGGAATATCAGTAGGCCTGTCAGAATTCTCTCTTTTATCCTTTGGCGGCGTGCTTTGATAGCTAGCTTGCGAGCTCGGATTAGATCCATCCAGGTCTGGAGAGTTTCTTCCTCTCTGGTTTTCAGGTTTCTTCGGAGTTCCTCTAGTTCTTCCTGGAGGCACTGAATCTCTATCTCTAGGGTGCCCTTTGGTACTGGACGAGGAGTTTGATACATCCTCTTCTTGGGTGGAAGAGGAGGTGGTAGATCCTCTAAATCCTCCTCCTCGTCCAGCAAAGGGGTCAAAACTGGACTGTGAGGGACCCGGGTCTTGGGAGGAATTGGGGGTGGAAGTGAAGGGGTAGGAATTGTAACCTGAACTTTGGGTACCTGCTTCATCCTCGGAAGAGGGACAGGACTCATCACAATGTAGGTCTGGTTGCTCTGTAGGTCCTTCATCGAAAAATGACCTGCACCATTCTGCATATTGCTCTCTGAAGAATCTTGATCCATAACTCTCAGAATATGGCTGCAAAGAGAGACAATTAAGACATTGCAAATTCCCAACCTGGCAATTTTAATAGACCTTTACTTACTTTGAGGCACTAGATGTAGAAGCTTGACTGGTATATCTGCAAGAGATCTCTTCCACCATTCAAAGTTCTGCCAATGTCTCCACTCCAGGCCAAACCAGAGACAGAAGCAGAAATAACAAAAGCATTCGCCCCAGACAAGGCAAGGCTTTTTATATTGCAGTTTTAGGACAAAGTGTTGAGTTGAGAGCAGGCTTGTTATGCAATGGCACCTCGAACGCCCCCTAGCTATACATGCAGGACTTCTGAGAAAATTATTCTCAAAGGCCTCAATAGACCCACAATAAGCATAGAGAGTGCCATCAGGATCATCAAACCACCAGCAACCTACCTCTTCATGCCTGATTTCAAGACAGCCTTCTTGAAACTTTTGCCAAAGAGAGTTAAGGCTCATCATCACCTCTCCACTACCTCCTTTATCAGGATGATATTTCTTTGAGACTTTTTTGTAGGCAGATTTCATAACAGCTATATTTCCAAAGGAATGAGCAGGTATTCCCAGCAATTTTATAAGTTCCTTCTTCTCTGACTTTTCCAGGACCCTATCCAT